TCATTCCGCCAGTAGTCGCAAACTATAATCTTGAAACTTTGGACAACTTTGGCATCGAAGAAAGCATTGGCAAGGAATATGTATCTGCTAAACTGCCTCCGCATTTAAAAAAGATTGGAATTTTATCGGACATTCACTTCCCTTATCACGACCTTACGGCTTTGACTTGCGCTATCAAGCATTTAAAGGAGCAAGATATTGATTGCTTGTATCTTAATGGCGACATCCAAGACTTCTATTCTATTTCCAGGCACGAGAAGGAAAAGGATATGCGAGATTTTAAAAGAGAAGTTGACATGAATCGGGATTTCTTGCAGAGGCTTAGGGACATATTTAGAACGATTCCAATTTATTATAAACTTGGCAACCACGAGAATCGATTCGCCATGTCATTACAATTGCAAGCGGAGGAGTTTGCTCAAATACATGATTTACAATTCGATGTATTTTTTAGGTTAGATAAATTAGGCATCACAATGATTGAAGATTGGCAAGGAATGGAAATGGGAGACTTGCTTGTATTACACGGTCATGAATTGTATGGTGGAGGCGGAGTAAATCCAAGTCAGAATCTATTTAACAAGACTATTTGCAATACGTTAATCGGCCACGTTCATAGAACTTCAGCAACTCAGAAGAAGACTGGATTCAAAGAGTTTATAAATACTTATAGTACTGGGTGTTTGACTCTTCTAAGTCCAAAGTATATGCCGTTTAGTATGCATAATCACGGGTTTGCAATAGTAGAAATAGAGAACGGAAAATCAAAAGTTAAAAATATTCAAATTAAAGAGGGAAAAATTTTGTAGGTTTGTGGTTTCATAGTTAAATAGGTTTAAGTAATAGAATCCCCATTGGTCTTATCGGTGGGGATTTTTGTTTTATATGATTTTTGAATAAATAAATTTATATAAAGTTTTTTTATTTAAAATATTAGTTTTACATTTGACTCAAGATAGCAACGATGCTATTTCTTAAACCTTATCAAAATGAAAAAAATTATCGATTACATCAAAGACTTTTACCAAACTGACCGTGAAGGGTTACTTGGTAGCATTGCAATCGCAATATTTGGATATCTTTTATTTTGGCACATCTTACCAATAATCTCAGGACTATGAAAAAGTATAAAGCAAAATTCAAAGATGAAGCTGGGTTCTATTTTTGCACCTGGTATTTTGACGAACTGGAAGACTTTTGGGCAGCAGTTTGCAGAGAGGAAAGAGTTTACAAATCAAAATTTCAACAATTAATCTTAGACTAAAAATGGAAAACAAATTAGCAGAAATTCAAGCAAAGGTAAAAGCACCTAAAGGACAATTCAATTCATTCGGTAAATACAATTATCGAAGTGCTGAAGATATTCTTGAAGCAGTCAAGCAAGTAGTTAATCCGATGGGTTATTCTATTACGATTAGCGACACGATAATTAACGTGGGAGATAGATATTACATTAAGGCAACCGCAACGCTCACAAACGGCAAGGAAACGTATACAACGGATGGATATGCAAGAGAAGAAGAAAGCAAGAAAGGAATGGATGGAAGTCAGGTCACTGGGGCGGCATCAAGTTATGCTCGAAAATATTCATTATCAGGACTTTTTGGCCTGGATGATACGAAAGACTCAGATGCTACAAATACTCACGGTAAAGAAGCAATAGAACAACCAAGAGGATTTAAGTCATATCCAACTCAAATACCATCAGTATCAATGAATTTAGATGAATTAGAAACATTTGAATATTTAATAAAAGAGTGTAATAATATAAATACATTGGAATTATTGTGGGGTAAAGTTGAACCAAAATATAAAGGAAATTCAAAATTAATAGAATTATTTTCAAACCGTAAAAAACAAATAATAAAATGAGCAAATTAGTAAGCATTTCAATCAATGTCGACTTATTAGATGAGTCAAAATTGTACAAGGGGAAGAAAGGTACTTACCTTAACATTAGCGGATTCTTAAAAGAGGATGCTGATAACTACGGGAACTTTGGTTTCGTAACGCAAGATGGAGTTAAGACTCCCGAAAGTAATGCTCCAATATTGGGCAACTTTAAGATTAAGGGAACGGAAGGATTCGGCGCTCAAGCTTCAAAGCCAGCGCCCGTGTTTGATATTCCAAGCGCCACATTAGTCGAGAACGATTTACCTTTTTAATTATGGAAGAAATACAATTTAATCCCCAGCAGTTTGAAATTGGTTTGTTTGGACACAACGCGATTCAAGACATGAGCAAGGCTCAGATTAATCACTTGGTTCATTTGATTAACGAAGGAGTCAAAGAAGGTGGCAAGGACATAAAGTCTTTGCTTGCAATCGCATCGAAGTACCAGCTTCTATTCTCAGAACTGGAGAAGACATTAAAGGAGCAAGCAGTTGATGAACTTTTAAAATACGACAAAGGCAGATTCGAAGTTCATAGTGTTGAGATGCAAGTGGCTGAGGTCGGAACGAAATACGACTTTAGTGCAACGGGTGCATGGGTTAATTTACAAGACCAAATTGATGAGCTAAAAGAAAAACAAAAAGAGGTCGAAAAGTTTTGTAAGTCAATCAAGAATAAAACAATCACGGTGGATGAGGAAACGGGCGAATCCTTTGAGTTTTTTCCTCCAGCTAAGTCAAGTACAACATCAATCAAAAAAACAATACTATAATGATTAAGATAAAAAAGAGTAATATACATCAGGCCGTAGCCGATAGCTTAAACAAGAAAGGTATTTTGCCTTTCTCAGCAAGAGAATGGAACGTTTTAAATGTTCAGCAAGTGGTCTACTGGAATACCAGGAACAGAGAACAAGGATATGTAAGGTATCCTGAGGTAATGAAAGAAGTTGAAATAATAGCTAAACAAATGTATGATGAAAAATCAGGGCAAATCGAACAACTCAACTAAAATCGCAGAATATCTTACGATGGTGGGCATTGTGGGAATAATTTCGGTGTGGATATTTTATTTAATAGTTTATTTAACGACATGAAAGAATTAACATTCAACCAATGGCAAGACCATTTAAGTAAACAATTGCAAAAGGATTACAAGAAATTATATCAAACCTCAAAATTTAAACCAAATGAAAACAAGTTTCAAAAAGTATCACGAAGAGAATCCTCAAATTTATATCGAGTTTAAGCGCCTGGCATTCCAAATGATTAATCGTGGGTATGTAAGATTAGGCGCAAAGCAAATCTTCGAAGTTATTCGATGGCATACAATGGTAGAAGGTAATGATGGCTACAAGGTCAACAATAATTATACTTCTGACTATGCCAGGTTATTTGAGAACGACCATCCAATTTATGCTGGATATTTTCTTAAAAGACTTTGTAAATCGGTTTAGTTTTTTTATATTTGTAAACAATCGCCTCACTACATTATAGCGATTAAAAGTCTTAAATGCCTTGTATTGAAATTGGAAGTAGTGAGCCAATGGATTTATGAGGCATTTTTATTTTATAATAATTAATATGGAAAAAGAAGCATTTTATTTCCCTCATTTTTGTAATGCAAGACATGATAGGAAAATCCGTAGGCTAAGGAAAGAACTTGGCACGGAAGGGTATGGCATTTATTTTATGCTATTAGAAACGTTAAGAGAACAACAAGACTTAATGTATCCATTAGAGGATTTGGATTTGTTAGCCGAAGAGTTTGGGGTATCTGAAGCAAAGGTCAGAGTGGCTATTTGTAACTATGGTTTATTTGAGATTGATGAAGAACAAAAGTTCTTTAGTCCTAAGATGTTAGTTTATTTAGAGCCATATTTTAAGATGAAAGAACAACGCAAAATTGCTGGACAAAAGAGCGCAGACAAGAGAAGAGGAATAGAAATTTCAACGACCGTTCAACAACCGTTCAACGACCGTTCAACAAAGGAAAGTAAAGTAAAGGAAAGTAAAGAAAAAGAAAGTAAAGTAAATGAAATAAAAGAAGAGTATAGTTTGGTCGAAATGCTTTCTCCTTATATTGCTGATTTAGGAATTGAATACACTAATTTTTATTCTTATTGGTCAGAGAAAAATAACAAAGGAAAAGAACGATGGCAAGTAGAAAAGTTTTTTGATATTAGCAGACGAATAAATACCTGGTTAACTAACGCAAACAAATTTAGCAATAATGGAAATACAACTGAGAAACTCGGAACAAGTGCCGCAAGAATGGAAGCACTTAGGAAGTGGTAATGCCTTAGCAATAAAACAAGCACAAAGCGCCATTACTTTGCGTGTAAGGAACGAAGAAGATATAAAGCAAGCATTACGTTACTCTATGCTTTTGGTTGGCTTACGAGGAAGCAATCTACCGACTGAAGAAGAAAAATTTGTTTTAACTAATTTCGTTAAGTCAAATTTTGGTAATAATACTTGCGAGGAAATAAAACTTGCTTTTGAAATGGCAGTCGCTGGCAAGTTAAATATCGATTCTAAATGCTATGAGAATTTTTCTTGTGAATACTTTGGTAGAATTATGAGTGCTTATCAAGAATATGCAAGACAAGAGATTAAGAACTTACCTAAACCAATAGAGCCAGTGAAAGAAAAACCAAACGACCAAGAATTAAAGAAGCAAGCAATTGATACTGCTAACGAGTATGCTAATCAGATTAGATACTGCGAGAATAACGATAAGAAGTTTACGTTTATCGCTGGAGGCTTATCAATTCTATTTGATTACTTAGAGCAATTTAAGATTCCGACAATATCAAAAGAAGAACGAATTGAACTTTGGAATAAATATTCTAATATTCACGATGTTGAAGAACGAAAAATGCACTGCAAAACTCAAGGCTATATTAAATTTATAAATTCTTTAGTTACATTTGATTGTTATATTAGTAATGATGGAACTATTAAACCAAACGAATAATGAAAAGAAAACTAATTTACGGAACTGCGCTGACATTAATTTGCTATGCTTATTATTATGCGCTGAAAAATAATCAGACAATACAAAAAAATAATGAGCCAAAGTGGGTATTCGGAATTTCCGAATCTGAGGATATCTACACGGATACAATAGATTTAAGGTTATACACAAGTCACGGAAGACTAAAATATAACGTTAAACAAAATTGACAAAAAGCATACAATTTGTAAAATGAGAAACGAACACGAGCATAAACTCCAGGTGGCAATTTGCAAATGGTTAGAATGGACACAAGACTTTTACTATTATGCAATTCCGAATGGAGGCGCAAGGCATAGACTGGTTGCAATCAAATTAAAGATGGAAGGGGCAAAGGCTGGAGTTGCTGATATGTTTTGGATGGTTTCAAATAAGAAGTGGAAAGGTTTATTTGTCGAGGTTAAGATTGACAAAGGAACTCAGCAACCAAATCAAAAAGCATTTGAGCAGATAGCTATTAATCACGGATATTATTATGCGATTGTAAGGTCGATTGAAGACTGCGAGAGTTTGATTCGAAGATTTAGATTAGATGAGATATGATATCAATTAATTCATTAAGCGGAGGCAAAACTTCAAGTTACCTTGCTTATCACTATCCAGCTGATTACAATATATTTTCTTTAATTAGAATTGAAGATAAAAGATGTACTCCTAAAGATTTAAAATTAATTCAATTTATTTCAGATAAGATAGGTCAAGAGTTTATCGCAACTGCGGAATCAGATATAACATTAAAAGCGGTTATTGACTTAGAGCAATTGATAGGTAAAGAAATTATTTGGGTAACGGGTAAAACATTTGAGCAAACAATAAGTAAAGCTGGAGGTTCGCCACCAAATATGATTTGGAGATTTTGCACAACCGAAATGAAGATGCGTCCTATTTGGGATTGGTGGTTTAAAAACATTGGAAAAAAAGTAAAGATGGGAATTGGATTTCGTTACGATGAAATGGAAAGAGCAGAAAGGTTAAGTACTTCATTTAAGGGAATCGTAGGGAAGCAAGGTAAGGGAGAAAGAAATAAATGGGAAGAAATAGAATGGCGAGAAGGATACTTCCCTTTAATTAAAAATAAAATTACTCATTACGATGTTAAAAAATGGGTAGATACAACTAATTTAATATTTCCTGAAGATTCAAATTGTGTAGGATGCTTTCATAAGCCATTACAACAACTAAGAAAGAATTGGGATTTAGAAACTGAAAAGATGCAATGGTTTGCTGACCAAGAAACAAAATCAAAAAGATTTAAAAAAGAAGGAACTTACGAACAATTTAAAAAAATAGGATTGCAACAAGACTTTTTCTTTGGAACTGGAAGTGGATGTCAAGCTGGATTTTGTACCGATTAATGAGCGAGAATTATAAAAAGGCTATTGAGTGGATTACAATGAGAATACAACGACCTACGATTCAAGTAGTTATCGAAGGCGCAACGTATTTAGATTTAAATTATAGCCTTGAAATAAATCTTAATCGAATCAAAATGGATAATGGTTCATCGTACCCAGCATATCGGCAAACAAAAAAAATCAAGGATTATTTGGAATTGCATAATCTTTAATGTAAACTTTGCAGATGGAAAAGATTAATTATCAAGGAGTTATCAAAGAAGAGGTCAATCATCCTGAGCATTATCAAGGTAATGGCATTGAGGTAATTGACATAATTGATGCTTTCGACCTTAATTTTAATCTTGGCAATTCAATCAAGTACATACTGCGAGCCGATAAGAAAGGATTTAAAAAGAAAGATTTGGATAAAGCAGTTTGGTATTTGAATCGGGAACTCGAAAAGTGGAAAGGTTAAAATCAAAGGAATGACCAGGTCGCAAATCATTGAGGAACTTTATAATTCAAAGGAAATTAAACAAGCCTTGATGAAAATGCACCCAGCAAATTTGCGAGAAGAATTAAAGCAAGAAATGTTTGTAAATCTTTGCTCAATAACTGAAGACAAATTTTGGTCGATTTATAATAACAACGGAACGAGTGGATTAAAATATTGGTTGGTCAGATGTATGCTAAATATGATTTATAGCACTGGCATGAATCAGCCATTCTTTAGACACTTCAGAGCCAAGTATGAATGTCTTGATGGCATCGAAGAATTAGTGCATATTGAGGATGAATCTAAGGAATATAAAGAAAAGCTATTTAATCGAGTGGAGGTAGCAAGAAAAGAATTATCTTGGTATGAAGATATGTTACTTGACACTTATGTCGAATTAAATTTTAATCAAACAGAGATTTCAAGAAAGACTGGCATTCCGTATATGTCCATTGTCAAAACGATTTCAAACATTAAAAAGAAAATAAGGGATGAAGCCTGATGAGAAAGCTAAAAGTTTGTTAATTAATGCTCTATATTTTTGTGGGAATAAAGCATTTGCTTTCGAATTAGCTTTATACTTTTGTTCATTAATTCTTGAGCAGAAATTAAAGGCAGATGACCGTGCCTATTGGAGTGTAGTGCAAGATGAAATTTACCAAACAAACAAATGATAACAATAATCGCAGCCGTTTCTTTTGCCGTATTTTTTACAATGACAAATTTATATCAGTCATTTGGACTAAACTTTAAACCATTTAGTTGTACTCCATGTCTAAGTACCTGGAGTGCTATCGTTTTAATTGTCGTACCTATGCAGTTCCAAGAATGGATTGCAATCGTTTTTAGTTCGGGAGTTTTGGGAGCAGTCATTTTTAGATTAATAAACAAACTATGACCGAACAAGAGATAGCATTTATAGAAGCCAATATTATAAACTTTGAGGCAGTTGCTTTGGGGTTTACCAAAAACATTGACCGAGAAGTACTTGAAGAATATGCGAGCCTTTACCGTAAATATGTAAATAAAGATTTTAACTTCAATTCATGGTGTGGCTCTTGCGTATTCGATATGCTCAAAAGATTATCCGCACATTACGAAGGGATTAAGTATATTGCAAAACTCAACCAACCAAAACCAAACGATGTCCAAACTAAGAATTTGCGCAGTCGGAAGTAGACATTCAGGAGTCACTTACCATCGCCTTGCGTTACCATTGTCAGTGATGAAAAAGGAGTATTGTATTATCACTGATACAATGACTGAGGAGATGCTTATTGAGAAGAACATAAACGTGGTTGTAGTTAATCGTTTTTGCGAGTTAATACCATTGCCCGATTTATTAAAATGGAAGGCTAAGTTAGGCTTTAAATTGATAGTCGATATTGATGATTATTGGGAGTTGTTTAGCCAGCATTTATCTGCGCCAACTTATCGGTCATTAGGAGTGACTCAAGTAATTAAGAATTATATTAAAGTAGCGGATGTCGTTACAACAACTCACAACCGATTACGGCTTGAGATAATTAAGATAAATCCTAACTGCTATATTTTGCCGAATGCTTTGCCGTTTGACCGTGACCAATTTACTGCGGTAAGAAATGTAAACGAATTTGTTAACATTGCTCACACGGGTAGCATTACTCACTTTCCTGACATGAAGCAGTTAAAGAATCCGATTCGAGAATTAGCCAAGTCTAAATCGTTTAAGGAATCGACACGCATGCTTCTTTGTGGGTGGAATAAAGCAAACGAGTTTCATTGGAAGCAAATGGCGGAATGGTTTACTGCTAAAGAGAAACTTAACTACAAGATTTTAGAATCGATGCCCGTAGATTTGTATATGAACTTTTATATTGAGGCTGACATATTACTTGCGCCTTTATTAGATAATAAATTTAACGGATTAAAATCGAATCTAAAGGCATTAGAGGCTGGCGCTAAACGGATTCCCTTGATGGCAATAAAGCGCGCGCCTTACGATGACATTCCAACGGTATGCTGGGTTGACAACTGGGAGCGAGATATTAAAAGAATGGTATTCTCAAAACAAATGAGAACGGATTTTGGGGAATCGAATGCAGAATATGTCCGTGAGCATTACGATTTATTTAAAATTAATGAGGATAGATTTGCTATTTATTCTAAACTAATAGAATAATGCCAGTTATAAAATGTTCAAACGGAAAATTTAGGGTAGGCAATGGTGCTTGCATTTATGATACGGAAGCCAAAGCACAAGAAGTTTATTCTGCAATAAGAATAAGTATGGCCGATAGCTATAATGATTATCCTGATTCTGCGGTTAATAATGCCAAGCGAGCGTTAAAATATGTTGAAGAAAATGGTTGGGGAAATTGTGGAACTCCAGTAGGTAAAATTCGTGCTAATCAATTAGCTAACCGAGAAAATATTACAAGGGATACGATTGCAAGAATGGCTTCATTTAAAAGGCATCAGCAAAGCAAAGACGTTCCCTATG